GCTGAATAGCCCGATCCGAATATTGTTCATCCAGCAATCAGGAAAGGGCCATCTGTGGCTACTTCGAACACCCTTACGGGGATTATCCCCGTGCTTTATGAATCGCTCAACGTCGTTTCCCGCGAAATGGTCGGCTTCATTCCGGCCGTGACCCGCGACAGCACCGCTGCGCGCGCCGCTGTCGGTCAGACCGTGCGCTCGCCCGTTGGTGATTCCGGTCCCCTCGAGGACGTCACGCCGGGTCAGTTGCCTGCGAACTCCGGCGGCACGACCGTCGCCTATAAGGACGTCACGATCAGCAAGTCCAAGGGCGCACCGGTGCTTTGGTCCGGCGAAGAGCAGCTTTCAGTCGGTGGCCAGCTTAACCCGATTCTTGTCAACCAGTTTGCCGAAGGTATGCGCAAGCTGTGCAACGCGATCGAGGTTGATCTTGCAGCGACCGCCGTTGCACACGCTTCGCGGGCCTACGGTACGGCTGGTACCGCTCCGTTCGGTACGGCCAATGACCTGACTGACGTCGCTGGCGCCCTTAAAATCCTCGAGGACAACGGTGCGCCGAAGTCTGATCTGCAGCTTGCGCTCAATTCGGCTTCAATGCTGAACCTGCGTGGCAAGCAGTCTGTCCTGTTCAAGGTCAACGAGGCCGGTTCGTCCGACATGCTGCGCAACGGCATGACTGACCGTCTGCAGGGCTTCGCGCTCCGCAACTCGGCTGGCCTGAAGCAGCACACCCGCGGTACTGCGGCGGCTTCGCCGGCATACCTGACCAACGGCGCGGCATCCGAAGGCGATACGGTTATCGCAATCGATACCGGCACCGGAACGATTGTAGCTGGCGACGTTCTGACCTTCGGCAGCGACACGAACAAGTATGTCGTGGTTAGCGCGCTGTCGGCGGGCAACGTCACCATCGCTGCCCCAGGTCTGCTCGCCGATGTGGCGGACGGAACTGCGGTCACGGTGGGTGCGGCGTACAACCCGAACGTCGCATTTGCTCGCTCCGCGCTCATCCTCGCTGCTCGTGCTCCGGCGCTTCCGGAAGGCGGCGACATGGCCGACGACCGTACCACGATCACCGACCCGTTCAGCGGCCTGACTTTCGAAGTCTCGCTCTATCGTATGTATCGCCAGATCAAGTACGAAATTGCGATGGCCTGGGGCACTGCGTCGGTTAAGGACGAGCACATTTCGACGCTGCTCGGCTAGCCGTCGCAATACGAAAATGCCGGGGCGGTACGCCGCCTCGGTTTCCTTCAATAAACGCGGAGCCACTTGTGGTCGATACCGTCCGAATGAACAACCCGGAAACGGGGAAAACCGCAGACGTCCACCCCGACGAAGTGGCAAATATGAAACGTTACGGTTGGCGAAATGCTGTTTCATCGGTGTTGCCGCCCCCGCCTGCACCCCCTCCTCCACAAGCGCGGCCGAAGTTGAGTCTCCCGAACAAGAAAGCATAACCAATGGCTATTACCCTGATCGTCGAAGATGGATCGGGGCGCAGCGATGCGAACGCTATCGTGTCGCTTGCGGAAGCGAAAGCGTATTGGGACGGCCGTGGGACTTCCTATGCGGCGTATACTGACGAAGTTCTAAACGCTGCCATCGTGCGCGCTAGTGACTTTCTAGCCAACGCCTACGTATGGCAGGGGCGGAAGATCAATCTACGCGCGCAAACAATGCCGTTCCCGCGGTACGCTGTGACTGATCGTGAGAATTGGCCGGTCCTTCCCAACGAAATCCCGCGCGAAGTCAAAGCAGCGTGTTGTGAGATTGCATTGTTCGAGGCGGCAACGCCGGGCGCAATAAACCCGACGGTCGTGCAATCGGAAAAGGTCCGGTCCGAGCAAATCGGGTCGATCCGCGTCGAATATGCGAATCTGTTCAACAGCGCATCGGACACGCGACCGGTATTGCTGATTGTCAACGATTTGCTTTGGCCCTTCCTTGGCGCGGGCGCCGGACAATACCTATCCGGCCGCGCAGATCGGGTCTGAGACATGACCGCTTTCGACTACACTCGCACCCGCGCAACTGCCGAACGCCTGATTGCGCGGTTCGGCCAAACCGGCGCGCTGCGGCGCACGGTTGGTGACGCGGACCCTTTTAATCCGGTTCAAACGACGACTGACTACTCCTGCACGTTCGCCGTGCTCGACTACGCCAAGAAGGACGTCGACGGGACGCTGATCAAGCAGACGGACCAGATGGTGTATTTGTCGACGTCGGGGCTTTCCGTGACACCGGAGACGACGGATCGGCTTGTGGTCGGGGGCGCAGTGTTGACCGTGGTGAATGTCAAGCCGCTGTCGCCGGCGGGGACGGTTGTCTATTACGAATTGCAGGTGCGTCGTTAGATAAGTGAAACGGCGTTGCGAAGAATCTTGGACACGTTGACCGCAATGAGATCGGTAAGATCAGTGTCGATGTTAGTCGATGTTGATAGTGAAAAACTGGACTTAGTGTCGGCTGGGTTCTTAATGTAAAACCAGAGGTCACGCTGTTTTTGTTTCGCACTATTTAGTGCCTTTGGCAGATTATCGTTGAGCCAAATCATAGCATCTCTGAAATACTGCGGTGGTATTTTCATCCTCAGAAAGTGCGAGGATACGCAGATCACGCGGGCATCGGAAACAGAAAAGCGATGTCGTTCGCTTCCAAAACTACCTTTGATGACGCCAAGACTAATCATGTGGTCGAGTTGACGTACCGTAATGCCAGCTATCATCGCAGTTTGTCGCCTTGAAAGGGGCATTGCATCCGCCATTTGTCGCCTTGAAAGGGATATTGCGTCCGACATTTGTTGTAACCTTATTAACGGTTCTATAGGATATATTATATTGATCTTTGTTGCTGTCAACGTTGACATACTTCCAGAGTCGTAGTAACGTTGCACGTTAATGCCCACCAGCAACATCCACTACATCGAACAATTGGCGTCCACCTGGGAGCCGCGTCTCCGCGACGCGTTCCTGGAAGCCTTTCGTCAAGTCGTCGATCAGGTCAATATTGCCGCTCTAGCCCGTCTCTTGGAAAACGGTGATGTTGCTGGCGCCCTCGCCGCGATCGGCGTCGATACGGCGCATTTCAACGCCCTCATCGTCGCGCATCAGGCGGCGTTCAATGCTGGCGGGCTTGCCGCGGCGCAGGCTGCGCCGTTGTTGCCGCAAATCGGCGGCTATGCCGTTCGGATGTTATGGGACGTGCGCAACCCGCGCGCCGAACAGTGGGTTCGCAACGAATCGTCCAAACTGGTCAAAGATATCGTCGACGACCAACGCACTATGATCCGCAGTCGGCTTGAAGCAGGATTGCAGACCGGTACCAATCCGCGGCAAGTCGCGCTTGAACTGGTCGGGCGTATCGACCCGCGCACGAAGAGACGGGTCGGCGGCATTATCGGACTTTCCAGTAATCAAGAGCAATGGCTTCGGAATTATGAAGCCGAACTGGCGTCAAGCGACCCCAGCGTCTTACGCCAAGCCTTAACCCGCGGTCTGCGCGACAAGCGTTTCGATGCGACCGTGTTGCGCGCTATCCGCGACGGCACGGGCATTCCTGCCGAGTTGCAAGCCAAGATGCGGATGGCCTATGCGAACAGTGCCTTGAAATATCGCGGTGACATGATTGCCCGCAACGAGACGATTAAGGCCCTCGGCGCCGCTCAAACGGAAGCCTATCAGCAGTCGATTGATAAGGGGCACTTGGACCAAAATCTACTGTTGAAATTTCCGGTAACGGCTGGTGACGAACGGGTTCGGCAGACGCATCGCGAAGTGCCGGGAATGAATAAGGACGGACGCAAGTGGAATGAGCCGTACACGACGCCATTTGGCCCGCAGATGCACGCACCATACCCCGATCAAGTGGGGTGCAGGTGCCATGAACGTATCAAGGTGGATTTTATCGGCGCCGCAGTAAAGAAGCATAAGGCGGCGATGGCAAATGCCGAGTGAGTTCGCCGCACAGGTTGAGGACTGGTGCAAGAACAGCGAAGTCTTGCTGACCGCCGTTTTTCACGAATCGGCGCAACGCGTGACCGACGCGATGACCTTGGCGCGCGGTCTCGGTGGCAATCTTCCTGTCGATACGGGCTATTTGCGCGCGTCGATCCAAGCGAGCAAGAGTGCTCCGCCGCCGATCAATCCCACTTCGAAAGGTAACGCAGGCGCAAGCTACGCATTCAACGCCGGTCCCATTAGCATGGTCATCAACGACGCCAAATTAGGCGAGACGATCTATATCTGTGCGACTGCCAGTTACGCCTATTTCGTCGAGGTTGGGGCTGGCGGTCGACCTCCTGCTTTATTCGTTGCCCAAGCCGCGCAGCAGTGGCCGCAAATCGTCGCGCAGGTGCAGACGGAATTGAAGGGGAAGTTGGGTGAGTAATACCTTCCGCGTCGTCAAGGCGAACAAGCGCCTATGGATCGAAGCGGTCGAGACTGGCGAGCGCGTCTACACGCCGCCCGATTTCATTCGTCATCGGTTGCAGTCGCGTGAACCAGTGCGCTTCCTCGCTAATAAGTTTAACGAGATTGG